ATCGCGGTAACGCCTTCGATCGCCGGATGATCGACGAGGATGCCGACGCGGCCAGGACCGAGGATTTCAAGCGCGGCCTTGCGGGCAAAGGTTTCGAGCGAGGTGCCGGCCATGTCGATATCCTTCGCCATCGCCTCGACGCTCGATGCCAGTTTGGCTTGCGGCGGCTTGCGGAACATCATACCCAAGAGCCCGCTCATCGTGCGCCAGGTCGCGTTGTAGAACCCCGCGCGCTTGCGGTAAGCGTTGTAATCCTCCGTCTCCTGCGCGCCCAATTTCGGCAGGTAGGTTTCACCAGCGGCATGGACCGCATCTTGCCCCGCGGCGGCATCGCGGCAGCGCTTCCACTTCGGCGCGAAGGTGGTGTAATCCTTGTGGCGGGTGTTTACGTCTTTCATTGCCTTGCTCCTAAAATCCACCAAGCTTGATGGTCTGCATGGCCCTGGCCCGCACAGGGTATCGGTAAGCGACGAAATAGCCCGCCGCGTCGTTTAGATGGTCGAACCCGCTTGCCTTGTCGGGCTCGCCATTCTTGTCATATGCCTGCTTTTCCAGCGCTTCGACGAACGAAGGGCAGCGATCGAGATTGATCTTGAGGCGGCGCTCCTCGACGCCTTCGACCTGCCTGCAAATGACGAGGTTCATCGCGTTCACGCGGTCCTTTACGGCCGGGTTCGACGGGTTCACCAGCACGTTGAACCGCGCCTGTCGGAGCAAGGCGATATCGCTTTCGCTTGCATTCGCGCTGCGGCGGTTATTGCCGCTCGCATCCGGGTAAATGTGGATCGCGTGGCCGACATAGCGTTGCTTGATCGTTGCGATCAGCGCAGGCGTGTCGAGAATGCCGGTCAGCTCGTCGACCGCGTGCGGCAAGCCATCGCGCAGGACGAACACCACGCTCGCCATTTGGCCCACGTTGAAATCCTGCCCGATATGTAGCGGCTCGCTTGGCTGGATCGTTTCGCGTGAAGCATTCGCCGCCCGATCGAACTCGGGATAGACGCTGCCGCTGGTAAGGTTCACGAACTCGCCTTCAAGGTATGCGGCGAGCAGGGCTGCAGGGTAGGACGCGCGCAGGCTGTCGATATAGCCATCGGGCAGATTGGCGGCATTTTCCTCGGTCTTGGCGCGGATCAGCTCGTATCCGGGGGCAGGCGATTTCTGCCAGCGCTCATAGACGAACTTGAACCCCTCCGGCGTGGTGGCGACGCCAACCGTGTTTTCCATCCCACACTTCTGCCGGTTGCGGGCGATGATCTTATTCCACGCATCGCGGGCCTTTTCCGTGGGCATGATGTCGATCTCGTCGACCAGGCTATGCGCTACTTCGTATCCGACGATGCGGTGCGGCTGCTCCATGTTGCGGAACAAGATCCGGCCCGCTCCGGGGAACTCAAGCACGCCAGCTTGCCGGTTTAACTTGTAGGCCCACCCTTTGCGCTCGCACAGTTCGGGGAAGCGCTGGAAAGCAATGTCCTCGATCAGCGGGTAAGTTGGCAGGTAATAGGCAATGTCGTTCGCCCGGCACTGAATCTTGAGCCTCATCGCGCGCGTCATCGCCGCGGCAGTCTTGCCCGATCCAAAACCGCCGACGAAGCAGGGAAAGCGGGCGTTCGATAGCGCGAAGATCCTCTGTGAGTTGGTGAGGGTGCGCTTATCGCCAAGTGTTGGATCGTGTGCCGTCATGCCAAGTCATCAATCCCGACTGGCAAGACAGCCAGAACGCCGGCATGTTCAACTCGATCCGTGAACAGTTTAAGGTGACGACCAAGATCGACGAGAGCCGCGCGTTTGTCGTGAAACTTGACCTTAAGCCCCCCTTTATCCGTCATCGAAATCTCGGAGATTGCCGCCGCAGTGTCGTCGTCGATATCCTCGGAGGAAATCAATTCGACCTGGTTGGCGACTGCAAAGCGCAACGAACCGTCCTCGATCTCACCTTCCATGCCTTCCGCGTCCACGAACGCCACGTCCGCCTGCGAGAACCATTTCACGGCTTTGCGAATGTCGCTAAACCCAATTTTAGCCAGTTCCGAAATAACCTGATCGGCGGTGATTTGCGTTCGTTGGGAGCGTTCTGCGACCGCTACCTCGATCGCTTGGGCCACTGAAGTTTTCTGAAGCAGTTGGTATCCCTGCTGTTCGGCGGTTTTGCGACTGAAACCAGCCCTTATCGCTGCCTGTGTCGCGTTGAGGTCGATCAGGTATTCCTCGACAAAGCGCTGCTGTTTTGCGGTGAGGCTCATCCCCGGCCCCTTCCATAGTTGACGATGTAGATTGTCGGCGTTTCGGCAGGCAGGACGGTGACGACCGTTTCGTGGTCGAGCACGATGCGCTGGCCTGTGCCGAGCCGGACGTAAGGCGCGCCGAACATTGCAGCGGCTTCGATGGCCTTGGACGAGAGCGCTGCGATGGCGGCGGCTTCACTGCAATTACGGACCCGCTGTTGATAGCGTTCGATCGCGTGGGTCGTGACGTGGAGGGTCATGCCAAACCTCCAAGCGGGACGGATAGGGACAGATCGGGACGGTTTTTACCTATGACCAGATTCCTGCGCGCGTATTCGTTATTGATTGATCTGATCCGTCCCATCCGTCCCGATGTGTCCCGAATGCTTGAAAAACAGCAACTTACAAATTCGCCAATCTGTCCCGAATGTGTCCCGAAACGGCGTTTATCCGTCCCGAGCCATTGCGTTTGCGCGCAACAATCTTGCTTTGTAAGAAAAAGCGGCCTTTTTATGAACGGCGTTCGGGACGGATTGAAAGCGGGTTTTTTCATACCGGATAGCCTTGATCTGGATCGTAATCGTGTGGCTTGAGAGCGACGCCTTTGAAGATGCGCTGGCGTGTTCCGCCCGGCATTCTGGAGGGCATGAAACCGCGTTTTTGCATCATCGAATTGAAGCGCTTTTGGCTTCCCGCTTCCTCGCCGGACGACCTGGCGAAGCGGCACCAGCTTTCATAGAGTTTGCCGGTTTCATCCCATTCGCGCAGGCCGAGATTGCAGTCGACTTCGATCCACTGGCCGAATACGTCCTGCGCTTCGAAATAGGCCGCTGTGGCGTCCTGCATGGCGCGCGGGTGCGAAAGTCCATGCTCCTGCCACCGCAAGCAACCGGCTATCATCCAGGCGAGGATTTGCGGCCATTCCCTGACCAGTTTTTCCTCGAGCATCCGGTCGGGTTTGGTTGGCTTGTTATCGAACGGCACGATGCGAAAGCGGCGACGCATGGCCTCGTCGACGTTGTGCATCACCGGCGCATGGTTGCCGACGATCGTCAGCTTGAATTGCGGAACATAAGTGAAATTGTCGCGGCGCATGAAACGAGCGGTGATCGGATCTGCGCCCGTCATTTGCTTGATGCGGCTTTCCGCCCATGCTTTGCCTTCCTCGGTTTCGCTCGCGGTAACGAGGCGCGCGCCCTTGAGCATGGCGATGTCTGTGCTGTGCTTCTCGCCGCGTGATGCGGTGAAGGTTTCCATCGCTGCGGTGACGGCATAATCGCCAAGCAGGCGCGTGAACGTATTGATAAAGACGCTCTTGCCGTTCCCGCCGCCGCCGTGGACGAAAAGCAGCGCGTGTTCGCGCGTGTCGCCCGTCAGCCCATATCCGCACCATTCCTGCAGGAAGTTGATGACCTCGGCATCGCCGCGCGTTGCCTCATCAAGAAATTCGAGCCAGCGCGTCGGCTCGCCCGCCTGCGGGGTCGTCGCGGTCTGCTTGGTGATGAAATGATCGGGCTTTGCCGGCAGCAATTTGCCGGTGAGAAGGTTTATCGTGCCGCCAGGCGTGCCAAGCAACCATTTGTCGGCATCCCATTGTTTGGAAGTCGCGGCAAGGCGCGGATCGGCGCGGGCAAATAATTCGGCGCCCTTGGCGACGCTCGCTTTCGACATGCTTTTCTTGCCTTCGCCCATCCGGCGCATGATCTCGCGCGCATAATGGAGCCCGCGCGCGGTTTCATCGGCAACCCAACGATCGCCCTCCCATTCGAACCAGCGGCCCGAATTATGGTCGAAAAGCAGGTTGCCGGCGTATTTCTCCGCGAAAGCGTTGGCAATCGCGTCCTCGCTCACCTCTGGCGCGGGCATATCAACTTCGACTTGCGTTGAGATTGGCTTCGGCATCACGCGCTAAGTTCCCCTCGTTCCAGGGCTTCCAGCGCGTCGGCGAAATCCCACCCTTCTTCTGTCGGAGCCTCGATCGAGACTTCGATGCCGCTGCGTATCCAGACGCGGGCGCATTTCTGCGCCGCCTCGATGCCTGCCGCGTCATTGTCGGCGTAGATCTTGAGGTTTCTGACGCCGCCAAGCGCCTGCAAGGCGGCGATCGAACCGGCCGAAAGTGCCGCCCATACCGGCTTGCGGAATAGCTTGATGACCGCGAGGCCAGTCTCGATCCCTTCGCAAACACCTATGTCGGTGTCTGCTTCATGGCTCGAAAGCATGACAACGCCGCCGTGGCAGGGACCGAGCATCTTGCGGTCGATCTTGCGACCGTCAGGCGTAAGCGCTGTCCGGTGAATGCCCATCGGGTTGCGGTCGCCAGGATTGCGCACCAGCGCGACCATAGCGGGCAGATAGCTTTGCTCGCCCGCCTCGCCCTTTCCGAACGGACAGCGTGGATGATAGCGCAGGTCGGGGCATTCTATCCCATGCCCCATGCGGCGGTTTATCAGGTAGCGCTCGACGAGCGTTCCGCGCGGCTCGCGGGTTTCCTGCCATATTCGCATCGCCGCATCGCGCAGGCTAGATGCGTGTTTCGGATCTGTATGGACCGGCCGGACAGGCGGGACATATTCGCCGATGCCTTCGATCCAGCGCAGGGCCCCGGCAGTGTCGCACCTGCGTTCGCGGCGGATCAGGTCGAGGACGCCGCCGCCTTCGCCCGCTTCATGGTCGAACCATCGGCCATTTACTACGTCGATCGAGAGCGAACCGCGCCGGCCATAGCGCCAGTCTGTCCCGCGCCTTTCCTTCGACGTAGGATCGCCAAACAGCGCTTTGGCGACGGTCGGCATGAGTTGTGCTATGTCAAGGCGCTCGCTCATGCCGCCTCCAATCCGTGCTGCGTGATCCAGAGGCGCGTTTCGTCGTCGGATAGATGGCCATGTTGACGGGCGAGCATAATGCGAAATTTCATCTCGGCGGGATCATCGCTTGCGGCGAGAATGCCTTGCTCGACGGTGCGCTTTGCGAATGCCTTGAGATCGAACGCGCCGCTTTCCCGCTGCGAAGGGATCGGATCATGCCGCATCACCCGATCCCCTTGCTGACCGGGAAGCCTTGCTCGCGTAGCCAGGCGGCTGCAGCGTAGGGCGAGAAGAAACATGCCGCGGGGACGCCGAGTTCAACCATGCGATTGCCGAACTCGATTTGATTGCGCGAAAGCCGACCGGGGCGCCCGTTCTTGTCGAAGCCTTTGAACTCAAGGTAGGCAACGAGCGGCCCGCGCCAGATCGCTATCAGGTCGAAAACGCCGGATTTGATGCCTTCGCGGATTGCCTGTTGCGGGTTGCGCTTGCCAGCGTTCGCATTGGCATAGATCGCAACGCGGGGCGCGCCGTAGCGCATGAGTTTGAGAAACGCCGTTTGGCGCTGCAATTCGGTCCAGTCCTTGCGGCCGTCCGGCGCCTCGACGTAGAAATCGGGTGTCGGCTCGAGGTCCGCCTCGGGGATGGAAAGCAGCGCGTTCATGCCACCCTCGCTTTCACTTCCGCGATCAGCTTGAGCGCTTCGGGGGATTTTCCGTGATTTTCGTGGTAGCCAAAGCGACGATTTGCCTCTTGGCGCGCGTCAGCCGCTTCCTGCACTGTGGGGAACACGCCTAAGCGATAAACTTTTCCTTCGTGGCGGATTTGGACGTTCCACATGCCCGTGCGGCGATCGGCATACACGCCGGTGATACCGCTTTTGTTGTTGCTGGACAGAACTTGATTGCGCGCATTTTCTGCGTGTGACACATCGCGCAGGTTCTCAATCCGGTTGTCAGTTCTATTGTGGTTTATATGGTCGATTTGGCCGACCGGATGCCGCCCGTGGTAGATAGCCCAGCAAACCCTATGCGCGGGAAGTATCTGGCCGAATACTCCGCCCGTCAGATACCCGCTCCCGCAGATCGACCGGAGTGCTGGACGATTGGCGAAGCGCGCGTTCCAAGCCGCCGCTAAGTGATCCGCAGTTTTATGCTTAGTCTTTTTGAAAAGCGCAGGCGATCTCTTTCGCCAGGTCAGCATCCCCGTGGTGGGATCGTATCTCAGGATATCGCGCAACTTCTCTGGCGTCGGATATCTAGACATTACCCCACCCTCCCGCGCTTTTCAGCCTCGACCATCTTCGCGCCCTCGGGCCTCGGAATCCCATAAGATCGCTCGAGCGTTTCGATCTCGTCGCCGGTCAGCTCGCGCTTGTAGGTGAGGTATGTGATCGCAGCGGCGCGCTTTTCGGCCTTGGTGCGTTGCTGGCGTCCGTAGCGGCTCATGCCACTGCCTCCAGCATCGCCCGCGCCTCGACGGCGGGTATTCCGTAGTGGTTGCGGAAGCGCATGTATTCGCTTTTCAGGTGCGCAGGGCAGTCAGGCCAGATCGGCGGGCGACCTGGACGCTTCCCGAGCGCGATTTCATTCTGTCTGCGCTTGCTCAACCGCGCACGCATGGCTTTGACTGCTTGCGGATGATTGCGCACGCCGCGGCGCTTGAGCGCCATTGAAACGGCCGAAGCGCTGATTTTGAACCGCGCGCCGATTTCTGCCTGGGTATGGTTGCCCTCGATCCACATTGCCGCGATCTTGCGGTCGCGCTTGCGTTGGGATGCGAGTTTGAGGCGCTTGCCCATTATTCCGCCTCCTCCGATGTGTGTTCGCACCGTCCCCAACGAGCGCCGCAGCAAAAGCATTGGCGACTGTCGATGCGCCGAGCGTCGATCACATCGTCGGGCGCTTTAAGGACGTTCGCGAGCGTGTCGCCAACCGCGCGGGTGCGCGACATGCTTAATGCATCGGCGAAATTCGCCTCGCGGATCTTCGCTTCTTCAAAACACTCGCGGCGAAGGTCGTTCATGCTTCACCGTCCTGCGGGTGCAAGATGCCCGCATATTCGGGGAACGCTTCGACCAGCGCGAGGAAGTTGCCGTAGGACATGACGCAGGGCTCGCCGTTATGGCCGGCATATGAGCGCACCGTGTTGTAGGGGATCGCCGCCGCCTCGCTGATCGAGCGCAGGGTTTCACCACCGCGCCGCTGGTCGCATAGGACGCGAAAGAAGCGTTCCTGTCGGTTGCGGGCTTGCTCGTTGCGGAGAACCTCAAGCGCCAAGATTTCGTTCTCCGACCTCATGTAATGCGATCCCATGTTGATTGATTTCAGCAAAAAGCGGGGCGCCGCCTTTGACGGTCATCCCCGCGCGACCGGAGGGCTCCGGCTTATTGTGTTGCGATGTCCCGACCCGCCCGCGCACTATGCTGCCTCCGGTCGCCAGGAATTGTCATTGCCCCCGCGCCAAACCGTCAAATGCGGGCGCAGTTCGTGACGTTCGCACCAACGCCAGAGCGTCAGGTAAATCGCGCGATATTCGTCAGAGGCGGGCAGGCGGCTCATGCTGCGGCTCCCGTTCGCCGGGCCTCCGCGATCAAAGGATTGAGCATCGAAGCGTTGATGGCGCCGCCAGTTACCCTTTCTGCGGCAAGTGCTAATTCGACGGGCCATTTCCCATCGGCTCGAATTTGCGACATGCGACCTTTGGAAATACCAAGACGTTCCGCTAGCTGCGTCGCGTTCATGGCATCAGGTCGGGCGAAATAGGCTTCGAGTGACATGCAAAAGCGTTTAGACTGGCTAAACGATTATGGCAAGCATAAAAGTTTAGGTTATCGAAACGAAATTTCCGCATATCTCAATCTCAAGCCATATGAGCTGCTAATGCATCCCCAAGACGCGATGAGATTGCGCCGGTTGCAGCGCGATATTGTGCGCCTGGCCCACGATTCAGATGCGATAGACAAATCGCCCGACAACGGATCCTCTGCCAAGAAAGTTTCGACGAACTAAACTTTTCCCTTGCAATGCGCGTTTAGCGAGTCTAAACCACCTCCAACAACGGAGGTGGTTATGTCCTTTCCCAATATCCCGCACTGGTTGCCTGACGCGCTGGTGATCGCCTTTATCGCGCTTGGTGCGTGGGTGGTGCTCGCATGAGCGCCCCTGCCAACATTCACGAAGTGAGCCGCAACGAGATGGCGACGCTTCTCAAGCCGTTTGTCGGTGCCCGTGAATTGCCGCGCGAATGGGGCAGGGAATACCCCGCCGCTGACATTCGCCAGCTCGGCTATTGCCTGGTCGATGCGCGCATTCAGGCGCTCACAGACGAAGGGATCGAGATTGCTGGCCACTCTCGCGGCGAACGCGAAGTGATGGCTTGGGATGAAGTAACCAGCGTCACGCTTCGCCACGGCGCCCATTCGCGCTGCTATGTGATCTGCGACGAACCCGAAGCGCGCGCCGCAATGTCATATGTCCCGATGGTGCAACTATGAGCCGCTTCCGCCTTCTGACGCGCAACGCGGTTATGCGGAGCGTCCTCGACGACATGCCGAATTGGGCGCCCGACTACTCGCTCGACCGCAAGATAGCCGACGCCCGCGAAAGCATGGGCGAGGAACGCTGGCGCGAACTCAATAAGGAGTGGGAGCAGTGACGATCGAGCGCGAACGATACGAAGGGCCGATCGCCTTTTGCTGCGATGGCTGCGGCGAGATCGACGAAACCCGTTGCTCGAATTTTTCCGGCGCGATGGCGAAGGTGAAATCGCACGGATGGGTTGCCCGCAAGGATGGCGACGATTGGCTCCACTTCTGCGGAGACTGCAAATGACCGCGCTCGTCGAACGCTTCTGTTTTTATGTCGGCCTGGCCGCGTTGCTGATTTTCGTCGGCGTTAGCCTGCCGGCCGTTTGGGAGAGGTTTTTATGAACGCGCTATCTGACGACGATGACATTTTCCGCGCGAGCGTGATCGGCGCTGGCGAAGTGGCAGCGCTCTTTGACGCCTCGCCCTGGCTGACGGAATTTGAACTATTCCATAGGCGCTCAGGCACGATCGACACGCCGGAATTTGTCACAGACGAGCGCCAGGAGGCAGGCGTCCGCATGGAGCGGGCAATCATCGAATGGGCTTGCGACAAATGGGGTTATGAGCGCGCCAAGACGCCGAAGCGCCTGCACGATGAGACTGTGCGCATCGGCGGGCATCCCGACCAATTCGCCACATGCCCCGCACGCGGCAAAGGCGTCCTCGAAATCAAGACGGTCGACTACTTGCGTTTCCGCGATTGGGGCGATGAGCCGCCGCTGCAATATCAGTTGCAGGCGATCACTTATGCGGGGCTCGCCGGCTTACCGTGGGCCGACCTTATCATCTTGGTCGGCGGCAACCAGCTCGAGCGTTTCCAGATCGAAGCACGGCCAAAGGTCTATGCCGAGATTTGCAGGCGCGTTGCGGCCTTTTGGCAGCGTATCGCCGAAGGCAACGCACCGCTGCCGAACTTCGAGCGCGATGGCGAGGCGATCGGCGCGCTTTACCGCGACTTGTCGATCGAGGAAATCGACTTGACCGCCGACAACCTCGCGCCGGAAGCCTGCGCCGCATACCTCAAAGCCGCCGCCGAAGCGAAGGCTGCGGACGAGCGCAAGAAGGCGGCGGGAGCCGAAATCATGTTCAAGATGGCCGAAGCCGCTGCGAACGGCGAATTGCCGCCCGTCAAGCGCTGCATTGCCAAGATGGCGGGTTTCAAGGCCACCGCGACGCTGATCGACGAAATACCCGACCGAAATGCCGAGCCGGGCGAGATTATCAAGGGGCGGAAAGCATACCGCCGACTAACGATCAAAGAGGAGCAAGCATAATGGCAAGCAACGCCAACCCTATCGCCGTAATCCGGCAAAACTTGGACGTTATGGCGCCGCAATTGAAGGCTGCGCTGCCCGAGCACGTTACCGTCGAGAAGTTCGCCCGAGTGGCGATGACTGCGATCCAGCAAAACCCGCAATTGCAAAATGCGGATCGCGCCAGTCTGTTCGGCGCCATCACGAAACTGGCGCAGGACGGCTTGCTGCCCGATGGGCGCGAAGCCGCGCTCGTCATGTTCGGCAACAAGGCGCAGGCCATGCCGATGATTTCCGGCGTCTTGAAAAAGATCCGGCAGTCGGGCGAGGTTTCGAAGATCAGCGCGCAGGTTGTCCACGAAAACGACTTCTTTGAGGTCAGCTACGGCTTCGACGAGGACGTTCGCCACAACCCGCCGCCGCTTGATAAACCGCGCGGCAAGGCGATCGGCGCTTATGCAACCGCCATCTTGAAGGACGGCTCGAAGCTGCTCGAAGTGATGAGTTACGAGGAAATCGAGCAAGTCCGCGACGTAAGCCGTGCAGGCAAGAATGGTCCTTGGGTGCAATGGTGGGGCGAAATGGCGCGCAAGACCGTGATGCGCCGCCTCTCGAAGCGCCTGCCAATGTCAACCGATATCGAGGACCGGGTTTTCGGCCGCGACGATACCATGACGACGACGATCGAGCACCGTCCGATTTTGGCGGCGGTCCCCAATGAGCCGGAGGCCAAGGTTTCGCGGCTCGACGCTCTCGAACACCATATCGAGGAAGGTGCCGAACCCGAAGAAAACGACGAACAGGAAGGCGGCGCAATGACGGAGAGCGAAGATGAAGCGCCGCCTTCCGACCGTGAGGCATGGGCGGACAAGATCGACGCGATCAAGGCCGACATCGACGAATGCACGACGCTCAAGCAGCTCGATGCGCTTGAGGGCGATTTCGACCGCCACAGCGCAGCCCTGCCGGATGATGTCGAGCAGACCGTCCGCCAGCAATTCGAAACCATGCGCAAGGCGCTCAAGCGAAAGGGCGAGTGATGACCGCGCTTCGATTTACCGAGAGCCGGAAGCCCGCGACGGTTTCCGGCCCGATCCTGCCAATGGACGACGAGGACCGCCGCTTCTGGCAGTTGCTTCGCCAGCGCAGGCCGGAATTGTATGAGGGAAGAAGGTGAGAAAAGCCTATGACTAAGCCAGCGCGCATCACGCAAGCCGATATGGATCGGGCTGCGAAAGCTGTCGCCACGGCCAAGCTTGAGCGCGCACGCATCGTCATGGACTTGGAGAATAGCAGGATCGAGATCATTATCGGCGAATCGCCTCGCATGATCGGCGGGGGCGACGATTGGAGCGATGATGATGTCTGAACTTCCGCGCAACGTGCGGCCCGTTAAGGACCGGCACGGTAAAATCCGCTATAGGTTCCGTCGCAAGGGCTTCCCAAGCAAATGTTTGCCGGGCGAACCAAGCGACGCGGAATTTCATCGGGCATATGCTGAAATAATCGAGCAAGGCCCGGCAGATATCCAACCGGCCACCTCGCCGCGCAAGGTCAATCCCCGCACTCTCGACGACCTTCTCAATAGGCTTAAGAAAACACCCCGATGGCGCAGGAAGGCGGCTCGGACGCAGCATGTCCAGGCGCGGACAATGGAGCGCTTCCTTGATCGTGTTGACCCGAAGGGGCGGCGTTACGGGGAGCGTCCAGTTGTCCAAGTCACTGTCGGATGGCTCGACAATATCTTCGGTCAAATGTGGGAGACGCCTGCCGCAGCGAATGTGCTGCGAAAGAACCTATCCGGCATGATGGATCATGCTTGCCGCTTGGGGTGGCGACCGGACAATCCGGTGCGGCTGACCGAGAAATACGAAGAAGGCGATGGTATCCATGATTGGACAGATGCCGAAATCGAGCAATACAGGTCGACGCACCCACTCGGCTCAATGGCGCGGCTAACGATGGAATTAGCGTTGAACACCGCCGCTCGCCGATGCAACGTGAACAAGATTGAGCGCGACCATATCCAAGACGGGAAGATCCACGTCGCACACGCCAAAGGTAACAATGAAACTGCGGTTCCGATGCTCTCGACGACAAGGGCTGCACTTGAAGCCCTACCGGCGACGCCTATTCGTTTCATAATCACCACGCAATTCGGGAAGCCGTTTTCAGACGCGGGGTTGGGCAATCGAATGCGCAAATGGTGCGACGAAGCCGGGCTTCCGCAATGTTCAATTCACGGACTGCGGAAGGCAATGTCCCGTCTCTTGGCGGAACGTGGAGCGACCGACGCCGAGGGCCAGGCTGTGACAGGCCACAAGAAGGCAGAAACCTTCGCTTACTACCGCTCAAAGGCCAACCGGACAGCTCTCGCGGAGCGCGCGTTGTCCAACCTTGAGTTCCCGAAAAATGTCCAACCTTCACAAGAGACTGATTAAATGGAGTTTTTTATAGAGGGTGGTGCCCAGGGGCGGAGTGAATCAACTCAATTGACGCAAGGGCTTGGCGTTGTCCAACCATGCGTTTTGGCCCACGCATTCCTGCGGCGTCCCGCGTGTCACTTGTCCAACCTCAACACACGAAAGGCAGGTGAAGCGTGAACGCTGACGGACCCAACCTTATCTGCGTTGCAATAGCGTTCTTGTGGTGGATTAATCACACTGGATTTGGAGGATTGATGTGACCGAGATTACACAAGCGGATCGTGATGCTGCGGCTGAGCTGTTGGCGCAGCGAGGTTTTACTACCGAATGGGTTGAGCAAGCCTTCGCCCGTCACCGCGAGGAAGCCCGGAACACCCGCAATGCACCCGCTGATGTGGTTGAGGCTGCCAACAACCTTACGGTTAAGCTAACCGAATGGCTAATTAAGAACGATGCACTGCCTGAGGACGGGAGTATGGTCAAAGTGACCGATCGTTTTGGCACATTCTGCGATGATTTACTGACAGAAGCTCTCGCAGATCGGGTTGGGATGCGAGAGTTGCTGCGGGAGGCGCGGGATGCACTAGAACCGTTTGCGAAAGCCGCCATGGGAGTCGATGCGTTTGATCCTGATTTTCCGTCCGATGGCGCAGCGTTACGCGCGTCCTTCGACTGGTATGACAAGGCGCAGAGCGAGCCGCTCAAGCGACATAGTGTCCGCCGATCCGACTTGGATACCGCTCGCCACGCAATCGCCCAAATCGACGCAGCACTAGAAGGACAACACAATGACTGAGACTAGCCTAAAGCCTTGCCCTGATCCTGATTGCGCTTGTGCAGACGTTCAGATGCTCAGTGGCGCACCGGGCTGTCACTGGGTAGCCTGCCGTGCGTGTGGCTTGCAGACTGGCGACAAATCGAAGGAACGCGCCGCCGATCAATGGAACCGACTGCCCCGCAATGCACCCGCTGATGTGGTTGAGGCTGCCAACAACCTTACGGTTAAGCTAACCAAATGGCTAATTATGAACGATACACTGCCGGAGGACGGGAGCATGGTCAAAGTGACAGATCGTTTTGGCACATTCTGCGATGATTTACTGACAGAAGCTCTCGCATCCCAACCCGATCTGCGAGAGTTGCTGAAAGAAGCACGCACCGGATTGTCTGTCCTCATGGATACCTCTGACGACTTCACGGAGACAGGTCATATGAACCTCGCACAAGCGGCTAATCTAATTGGTCGCATCGACGCAGCACTAGGAGAGAGCCATGACACCAATGGCTGATTTACAAAGCGACAGAGCGCTTGTCCTACATCGGGAACACCGCTGCGAACAGGGCAGAGGCACCGTTTGGTTTGTCTGCCTCGCGGATGGATACCTGATCGACTGCGGCACTGACCGCGTATCTGAGGCCCGCGCCCGATTGCTGGCCAGTATTATTAATGATGCAGAGCCAAAGCGCTTCAACCGCCCCGACCTAGCAGGAGAGCAGCCATGACAGATAACCCGCCTGCGTCTGAAATCAGAGAACTGCTAGAAAAGCACATTCAGCGCTGCCGTGATGCCGTTTCAAAATGCAGTGCATGGTCGCCCGCGCAAGCTGAATGGTCGCGCGCAAGAGACGCACTTCTGAACTTTCAGGATGATCTTGAAGCCATGCTCGCACAACGGGAGCAACAGCCATGACAGACAATCGCCGCAGCAATACGCGCATAGAAGGGGAAGTGATGATGAATTACACGATGACAGATTGGACCATACCCGGCCTTGAGGGTGAAACTATGCGAGCAGCGGTCAACGCTGCTGGTGACTATATTGGCGACGAGGAAACCGCGAAGTTTTTGTGCAGTGAGAGGGGCATCAACCCCGAACTAGCCTCACCATCAAATAGTGTGTGTTCGATCGGTTTCTGTAAAGCAGAACAGAAATGGTATGGATGGTCACATCGCGCGATCTGCGGCTTCGGAGTTGGTTCAGAGGTCAAGCGCGGAGACTGCGGCTATGTCCCGGTAGGATGGGATGATTTCCTGCGCGCATCCGAAGATTTCTGGCGCGATGAAACTCGCTTGCATGTGACGGCAACACGCGGCGTGGATAGCGAAGGCCGAGAGTGCGCGAACGTAGCGTGGGAATACTCCAGCAATATTCCGAACAAAAAACTTCGCTCCAAGATCAGCGGGACAACGATGTATCCGCCTGACTCTTGGGGGCGAGGCGAATGGGTGGCTGAAATACTCGATGATGCAAAGCAGATGGCGATTGACTTCGCAAACTGTGTTTCATGACCCTCTCTAGCCGTATCGAAGCGGCAGACGCGCCTACGAGGACAACGCAAATGAATGAGACAGAACTGATCGAAGCGATGGCGCGGGCGATTGGGGCGGCATACGAGCGTGGCGATCCCAAGAGCGATGTGGACCTTTGTAATCTGGATTATGACGCAGCCAAAGCCGCCCTCTCTGCGATACTCAAAGACCACGTAATCGTTCCGCGTGAACCTACTGAGGCGATGTTGGAGGCGGGTTGCGATATTGGGCCTATTGGATGCTGCAATATGTCAACTGATGACGCATATGAGTGCTACCGCGCCATGATCCAAGCTGGTCAGATAGGAGGGGAGTGATGGAGTGGCAACCGATAAAGAGCGCGCCGAAGGGGCAAACAATTCTGGCCTTCGCCAAGGTGGATAACTGCAATTTCATCACGGTTGCCTTCTGGCAAGACGAACGATGGTTTATGCTGGACTCTTGCAGCCATTCATTGGGTTTTCGCGCCGTTCAGCCAACCCACTGGATGCCGCTGCCCAATCCACCTGCTGTCTAACCCACTTGGCAGGGCCGTCAGAAGATGCCGAGAAACTTCTTGCGCGACTTGGCAATCGCCTCTCGATCGCGGACTTCGCATCGCTCGACTATCCCGACCGCCGCACGATAACGATCATTAGACTTGTCGAGCTGGCCGGTCTGCGCATCGCCGAAAGCTATCCAGTCGCCGACCGTGTTGCCTTGCGGGAGATCCGCGCCAGGAACGCCCTCGCGCCATTCATCGGGCAGGAGTGAACTGCAAGCACTGCGGGCGCTCGCGATAGGCTGCGCGCTGGCAAAGAGCGCGCAGCCCTGCGTCATTAACGCCACCGGCAACAGGAGCGCCAGCCCCTTCGGCGTTTCGTATCGCATCGTCATTTCTCCTGGTTAGCGCGTCGATCGCGTCCTCGTTGGCACCCTGCGCGCCGACTGTATTCACCGCGTCGCTGCCGGATTGCGTCGCCGCCTCGACTTGGTTCTTGCCAAGCTTGGCCTCGATTTTTGCCCTAGAACCGCCTGTGAGCGCCGACACGAGCCACCACGCCGCAAGTATTGCCAGAACGACGAGAACGAGCCTGCCGGCCAACGTGGCGAAGAATGCGGCTATTCTGGGAGGTAAGATCATGGCGCGTCCCCTTGCTTGCTGATCATGCCTGTTTTCGTCTTGCTGCCTTCGCTCGTTCCGTAGTGGAACATCACGACGCTTGAACACCAGCCAATCGCCACGCCGAGAATGACAAGCGCCACTTCGCGGTTGCCTGCGGGGATCTCGACCATGAACAACGCCGCGACGATCCCGAATGACAATGCCATGACCGCCATGCCGACAAGATTGCGCGCAGCATTAGTCGAAAGGTAAGGAAGTCTCATCGTAGCCACCCGTTGATTTTGTTGAGGTAAGCCTGCCGATCGGCTATTTGGCGACAGGTTCCGTCAAAGCTCGCTCGACCGGCCACTTTTTGAGGCGAGCATACAACGTGAAATAAGGGATGCCAGTCCGCTCGGCCCAAACCGTTATGGGCAGACTTTCGCCGCGGAACTCGATCAACCGCACGCTGCGCTTGTTCCGCCCTTGGACTGTGCGAGAGGCCCAGACGCAATTGCTTGGCTCGTAGCCGCAATTCACATCCTGCCGCTCTAAAGTTAGCCCCGTAGGCCGCTCGCCCATATCCAGCGCGAAACACTCCAAGCCAGTCAGCCCATCCTCGCCGTCTATCCAGCGCGAACAAACCGAGATGCCGCGCCCGCCGTAGTCGGGAAAGGACTTGTTTTTCGGTTCGGTGCAACGGGCGATCATGTGCCGCCAGCTTTTGTATAGGGGATGGCGCCACTTGCCGGGCGGGGCGGTGCCAATCGTTCGACATTCCCCGCAGCTTGGGTGTTTGGAGCGAATCAGCGTTTGTCGGTCGCGCTCGACCACCCGCCCGCAGACGCATCGGCAGCGCCAAACGACTGCCACACCACGCCTGAAATGCTTGGTCCCCGCAACCTCTATCAAGGTGAGATCGCCGACTATTTCGCCGCCGCGAAACCGCATCGTAGAGCGGTTCTTTGTTTCCTGTAGTTCCATCGTCCGATGGTAGTTGGATGGCATGTTTCATACAAGCCATCCCCTGATTTTAGCCAGATGTTTTTTGCGGTCGGCCAATCCATTTGTGCCGCCATTTATACGCTTGGTGATCCGCAGCACGTCATCTGTGTCAGCGAGGGCATTGAGATTATTCTTCTGCCAGTATTCGAGGGCTACATGGAGTCCGATGGACGGCAACGCTGCCACTTCCGGGTGACGCTCCAAGTCTATACCGATGATCCGCCCGTAATTCCTATAATTTAATCTGCCCGTAATTTGCAGGGGACCTCTGCCCTTAAATCGCTTGCCGTCGCCTGGTTGCGTGTTGCCGAGATCCGCGCGGCCCTCGTAAGCCGCGCCGCTGGCGAGTTCTTCCATATAGCGGAAACCGCCGCTTTCATGGCAAAGCTGCGCCATGAAATGCGCAAGCCGCTTCTCGTTGTCCATGATGCCGTAAGCGGGGAAATTGACGTATGCCGAAAGCGCCAATTCCTGCGCGCGGTCGATCGTCGCGCCTAGCTTCTGGAAAAGCGCCGTTAGCGTTCCGCGGCCGATTTCGCCGTCATCGGGAACGCCGAGCGCGCGCTGCAGCTTCTTTGCGTCAATTGCCATCGCTACCCTTTCCAGGCGTCGCAGCGTTCACCACGGCGCCCCATCCATTGCGTTTCAGGAATTGGAAAACCTCTTGCGTCGAGATTGCCAGGACGGCGGTTGCAAGCGCCCGCATGTCGTCGTCGGCAATGCCAAGTTCGCGCGTTGCGACCGCGGCGACGAGACCGATTACGCCTAATTGCATGACGAAGCCAAGCGCGGCCCGAAAGGTTATCAAATTGCCTTCGGTCAATTGCCGCCCGAAGTGCGCGATCGTGCCGATTAGCAGGCCGAAAAGGATTGCTCCGTATTCGCTCAAGTCGTGCAGAAAACCCTTCATAGCAACCCCGCAAGCAGTGAATAGACAACCGAAATTGCAGCGATCACGATATAGACGCCGACCGCATTGCTCTTGCGTTCGGTCGCAATGTCGAGGCCGTGATGAATGAGGATCGCGCCGATCAGGACGAGGAACGAGCCGATTGCGCCCATCGTGTAGCTGGTCAAAGGCTCGATCCGCCCGCTTGCCCGCAAGATGTTCTCCGGCGAGAAAAAGAACACGATCGCGCTGCCCTGCAGAATGACGAAACTACGGAAATAGACCCAACCCGCGCGCCGCACCTTGTCGGGCCGGTTGTGAATATCGGCGCTTTCGAACAGGACACGCCAGAGCATCCAAGCCCAAAGAATTGCGCCGCCAATACGAAGGCCGGAGAGAACTTCATCCATGATGACTACCCCAAACGATAACCGCAACCGCGATCACTGCCGGCCCGATCCAGTTAAGCATTGAATGCAAATCCCAAACGCGCGGGTCGAACGCGCCCCACCACGGCATATTGGCGCGTCGTCCATCGCCGTAATCCTCGATCCAGCGATATTCCGCTTGTGCTATTTCACGCCCGATAAAGAGCGCACACATTGCCAAGGCAGCATGGAGCCAAAGGCCAAAAGCAAGCCCGCAGGCTGTGATTACAAGCGCGGTTGCGATGCTGTGTTCGAAGTCTCGCAGGGTCATTGTGCTGCCTCCAGTTCTGCAACGCGGGAGCGAAGTGATTTGAGTTCGGCAACCATGTGGGCAATGAGTTCCGGCGAGGCGTAAGACATGCCTTGCATTTCTTCGCCATCCTTCTCGCCGTGCGCGATGGGGGTTTCCGCGACTTCCTGGATTTCGTGAGCAATGAAGCCGATGAAGGTCTTGCCGTCGGTTTTCCATGTGCCGCGAACGGGATTGAGCGCGTCGATGAATTTGCCGCTGTCAATTAGCGGGCCGCTGATATTCTTGAGGCGATAATCCGAAGTCGTGTTGTAAGCGGTTGTCGTGCCGGAAACAGAGATCGTGCCGACCTCGGTGTTATCGTTGCGAATGCTAACGACGCTACCATCGGTGCCGGTTCGGTTGAACAGCCCGCAGATATTGGCCGAGCGAGTAGCGGCGACGAGGCCGACTGTATTCACTTCGACGCCTACCGTGTTGTAGCTGCCCGCGGTCGTCTTTCCGACCAAGATGCCGTTCGTGTTGACGACAGCCTTGGTCGTGCCGGTTATATTCCATGCGTGCTGCGTCACACCCGACGCGCCCACAGTCATCACATAATCATCGGATACAGCGGCAAGGGCATTGCTTCGCGTCTGAAAATATACGTTGTCGCCCGTTTTGGTGATCTGAAAAGCGTTGTGCGTAGTCGTGCCGTCCGTTTCATGGATGATGAGTGCTGGCGCGACAGAAGCGAGGACCAAATCATCCTCTGCATAGAACTTGCCCGACGCCGCGCGCCTGGCGACCACATGCGAGCCAGCTATTTCGACGCCGCCGCCGATGCTGGTGCGCGCAAGCAAGGTGTCTGTCGTCGCCAGATAGGTCTGATCGGCGTAGGTTGCCCAATCTTGTTCGGTTGCCATTCCTATACTCCTTCAAGTGCGGTGACGCGCGCCTGCAAGTCCTGCACTGCGGCGATGAGTTGGTCTTGCTTGTTTTTCATGGTTGCGCCCTGTGATTGGAGCGCCTGGATTTGGTTGCGCGCCGCTTTCAAAGCCTGTCGCAAAAGTTGGACGTTCTTGATCTCGGCCAGTTCGTCTCGCGCCGCTTCAAGTGCTGCATTGAGAACCCATTGCGCGCCGTCCCATTCTTCGTTTTCAAGCGGCTCGCGGTCGATGCCGAGCACTTCCCATTCGGCTTCGTCGTATCCCGCAAGATCGAATACGAATTGTCGCTCACCCGTTGTCAGGTGTTGGATGATTAAGCCCGTCATCCCTGCGCACTCGCTGTTCCAGTGGTGTAAATGAGGATGCCCGTCTCGCCAGATTCAATTCGTGCGACGAGACGGAACTTGTATGACGTGCTCGACGACAAGCTCGATTTCGTGTCGTTGCATGTCACATTGCCCGAAAAGCGAACGATTTTCCCTTCAACGTCTGTGTTCCAAGGGTCTGGATCGGACGCGACCGCGCTACTAACGTCAGCCCACGAACCTCCACCTGTGCTGTCCCATTGCCATTTGAACTCGCAATTGGTCGCCGTCTCGTCTCCGGTAACGCCCTTCTTGAGCACAAGATTGGCAGCGGTCAGCGTGACTGATGTCGAGCTACTGCCAGTCGTCACTGTCAATTCGTCGCTGATTACAGTGAACGAAGTGCCGGTGAATGTGGCGAACGCCGTATCAGTCGCCAATGTGCCGTCGCCACTGCTTCCTCCCGAATTGGCTGGCGCGTCCTGCGCCTTGTCGATCAGGACCGAAAACGTATAGGATCTGTCGCTTGCGGTCGCTGTGACCGTGACCGTCGCGCTTTCAGCCGATGGTCCCGAGTTGATCGTCAAAACTCCGGTGCCGGTCCCTGAAATCGTCGGCGCGCTGCCCGACCATGAACCGGAAGCCGTCGCTACGCTCCACGCCAGGCCGTTGCTAATCGCTGTGCCGCTTGATGTTTCGAGCGTGTAGGTTTCGCTACGTGGGGTTTCGTCGTCCTTGATCGCGCCGCTAGAGTCGTAAGCGAGGGTAATGGTCGGCGCGCCTGTAACCATCTTTGTGACATCAGCCGAATCCTCCGGCAAAAGGCCGTTGTCATTAGTGACTTGCGACCAGTTGGCCGTTTGCCCTTGATCGGAAATTGGCTGCATGGCCTTGAGCGACCAAGGCATAATAGGTCGGAAGCCGCCAAGAGTGACTGCAAAGGTGTCGAGCAGAATGCCGTTCGTATCAAGCCGCTCGTAAACGCGGCCATCATCGGCAATGTGAATGTCGCCAACACTGCTATCGGCAGCGTTCGGAACGCTGCCGCCCACTGTCGTTCGATAGGCTGTCGGTGGGCTTAGGTTCGACCAATATGTGTTCGAAGTCGTCGGCCAGTCGGGAACCGCATTGCCCGCGCTAGGCGTTGCATTGATATAGACCCACGAAGCTCCGTCCGTGGTGAAAACAAGGTCATCTTCGCGATATGTCCGCGTTGCGGAATAGGCCCCGCGTATCGCATAGCCGGTCGCAATCTCGTCGAAGGTATGGACAACCCAAGTCGGCTCGGCCTCGGTCGCAAGCCGCCAGAACGGCGCGCCAATCGGTAATTCATTGACTTCGCGCACGGCGGGAAGCGATGTGCCGTCCGACCAAAGATTCCCGCTCGCAGTGCCATAAGCCAAAGCCTGCACGAACAGTGTGCCGGTCCATGTCATTCCAACCGTTGCGCCGACGCTATCCGCGATTTGCTGGATCAATTGCCGCGCGGTTGTTTGCGCCGTCACGACAACAGCAAGGTTGTAAGGGCGCGCTGTATCGAGCGCAGCCAGATTGGCGCTATCGGTCGTCCCGCCCTTTATCTCGGCAATCCGCCCGATGATCGCACCGGGCTTGCGGACATAGCCGCCCGTCCCGCTGTTATCGCCGCTTACGTCGAAGCTGACTTTACCATCGGCAGGCGCGCCGAGCCTTACCAATCCATCGGCAAGGCAAGTCCCCCATTGCCCCTCGTTGATTGTCGCGGCGATCAGATTGGCAAGCGTGGTGTAATTGCCGACGCTCGAACCCAATGAAGCAACGCGGTCATAGGTCTTGTTGACCGCTTGAATGTCGCCGTAGCCCGAAAGCTGATAGACATTATCGGTCGCGTCGATCAACACGCCGGGGGCAAAACGCGTGTTGCCGAGAATGAGCGGCTTGACGTTGCCCTCAAGGTCCGTTGGCCCCTCAAGCCCGCTTGCGCCCGTATAGGTATCGAGCAAAGGTTCATCGAGCCAGCTATCGTCCGGCCCCGCGTCGAACGTCGCAACGCCCCCTGCGATGTTCGGTTCACTGTCGATAATCCCGTCAAAGATCAGTGTCTTTGACAGGCCGACAAGATCGGCGCTCCAAAGGCGGAACCGCGCGCCAGAAAAGCGGCTTTGCACAACCAGCGGCGCACCGAAGATATTAGCCGAAAAATTTGCGACGGGCCGCGTGATCGAATTACGGAACTCGCCGCCGAAGAAGTCATAGCGCAGCGTCGGCAGGCGTTGGATAGCAGGACGCCATTCGACCGCATCGAAATGGCAAAGCGTCGAATTGTCATGGCTTGCCAGCCTGATCGTTTGTGCCGCCCCGGCCAACGTCTTTGCGTCAAGCTGGATGAGGTAGTAATTCATCAATCAAGCGCCACGAGGTTGAACTTGGCCTGGAAGCCGCCCAACCTTGCCCAAATTGTGCCGAGGTCGCCCGTCAGAAACCCGAAATAGATGCGGTTTTGGCGGTCGGCGTTGGCGTCGGGATCGGTAACGACGCAAATGGTGTTATCGTTGCCCAGGCGCTCAAGCATAGGCTGGATTGATGTCTGCACTTCCGCCTCGGTTGCTGCGTCGAAACTGATCGCCAGCCCACGCAGTCTTGCGCCGTTGCGGACAAGCGGAACGCCGGTATTGGAGAAATCGACGTTGCCCATTGAGCGCACGCCGAAGCCAGCACCGTATGCGAAGTTGATACCAGGCTGGATTGCGCTACCGATGATCGCACGCGAAACTTCAACCGCAGCCGTGCCGAGGTTCGAGAAGTTGACCCGCACATAGCGCGAGGTTGCAGGCGGCGAGGTTTCGCTTGACGCCAGCCAGAGCGCCTTGCCTAAACCGCTGGTCGGTGAATTAGTGCCAGCCAAAAGCGTCCGGCTGCTTCCCGCAAAGAATGAGCCCGTGAACGCGCCTTGCGCGGACGTTGCAAGGTCAATCGACCAATTCCATGCCTGCAGCGCGCCGTTAAGGCCAACCAGCACGATTGTATCGACCGCAGTATCCGCGCCAAGGTCGAAGATCACATTGCGCGTTGCCGAACCTGTGTCGCTTTTCCAGACGAGGCCCATCAGGTCGAGCGCCATGTTGCTGCCCGAATAGCCCGACGCCGTGTTGCTTGGCGTGATGGAGCTTATTGCCTTGGGTTCGAGAATCAGCGCATTGCCCATTATACCAGCACCTCGACGTTGGTTCGCTGCGTTTCGAGATCGACCTCAAAGCGCGTGACGAGGCAGTCAGCCGACACGTTCAACTCGCTGTCGATCAGGTTGTAAGTCGGCACTTCAGTCAACGGATTGATCGAAAGGACGCCTTCTGTTGCGACCTGGAAACGACGCCGGAACGCACCGACCAGCGAAGCAATCGAGGTTAGTGTCGAAGTCGCGTCCGCAATGTCCTCAAAATACCCTGCGGTCGGCTCATCCTTCTGATCGCGCGCGTTAGGGTGCGTCGTCAGGACTGCGCTATCTTCGCGGATTTCAATTCGTGAGGCCCTTGTCGCGCGGGCAATATCGGCTGCGGTCGCGCTCATGCTATATATGCCCTACTTTGCGACAACCAGCCAAGAGTTCCCGACGAGAAGCCGAGCCTGATCGACGCGAGATTGTCATTGACCGCCTGCAATAGTGCGGTCTGATCGGAGAGAATGTTTGCCATGTCGGCGGTGTTTTGCGCGGTCTGTTGCGCGTATTTGTCGAGGTCTGCGGTCGCCTGGACGTTATCAATCGCCTGTTGCGTCAAAGCGCGTATGCGGTCGAAATCGGCAAAGAACGAACCATCCGAAGCGTTGATCTGGCGCGAGAGGTCAAGGTAAGTCTGCGCTGCGTCGGTGAACGCCGATTGATCGACAATCTTGCCTGCGTTGATCGCGTCCTCGAATGGCTTAAGGACTGCGCCCGCATTGGCCAGTTTCTGCCGTGCGGCAAGCGGCGAACCACTCCCGAAATTGAGCGCGTCGAGGAAGTCTTTGAGTTCGGCGGTCGATTGCTCGATTGCGTCCTTGCGCTTCATCGCAAACAATTCTTCGAGCTGCGCGTATTCCTCGGTCGTCGCGCCAGCTTCCTTGAATATCTCGCGCAGGTGCGTCATTTGCTTGTCGAGATCGGCAAGCGCCGCGCCTAGCGGGTCCTGAAATGCCTTGAGTTCGCGGAACACGCCTTCAAATGCGAGCGCCTTCTGCACGCCGCGTTCAAGGTCGTCTGCATTCTTGAGTAGCCGTTCGGTGCCTTTACGCAATCCGACGAGAACCCCATCCTTGATGAGGTTTTGCATGGCAAACAGTGCCGCAGCCTCGGCATCCGAGCCGAAATCAACCACACCGTTCTTTGCTTTCGTGCGGCCTGCGCCGGTGGGGTCAACACGGTATTTGCCCTTGCGAATGCCGATTGAAACGCTGCCGCGCGACGGATCAACCGTGCCGCCGAGTTCAGCCGCAAGCGAGTCTAGGCTTTCGATGATAGCGCCCGCGCTCTTTTGAGCCGCCGCAAGGCGCGAGCTGCTATTGCTGCGCGTGCCAGTGATGCCTAGCGAGCCGCCCGCATTGCCGATTGTTACAGAAGCCTTGGGCGTCTTGCCGAAAATGCTACCGAGCGCGCCGCCTAATAGACTGCCCGCGATTGCTCCGATTGGCCCGGCTGCACTACCAAGACCGCTGAACACTTTATTAAGCCCGGCAGACAAGAGTTTCTCTCCGAATTTCTGGCCGAGAGCGCCACCTATTGCGCTGCCAATCTGTCCTCCCGTGCTATTGAAGCCGAAGGCATTCCCCGCAATCAGTCCAGTGCCTGCCCCCTTGAGCAGAAGCGACATGTTCTTGAAGAAGTTGCTGTCTTTGTCGAAAACGGCAGATATTTCATCGCCGATGGTGCGAGCGATGTAGTGCACATCACCCTTGCTGTCTGTGATCTTCGAAACGCCGGTTCCGATATTGAGAATATCGCCAATCGGACCTCGAATTGCGCGCGTATTGCCGGTGAATATGCCAAGCGCGCCGCCTATCGCACTACCGACGCCACCAATGTTGCCTAGCAGGTAGATCATCTCTTGGAGTTGGCCGTTCGCGTCCTCTGTCGCGCGGGCCAGCTCCCGCATTTCGCGCACGCGGTTCTCGACTAATTCATTCGATTCCGGCAGCACTTTTGCGACAAGCGAGCCGGGATCTTCAAAACCGAGTTTCTTCTTGCTTTGGTCGATGCCTTCGCCGCGCAAGGCTTCAAGCGCGCGCTCAAGTTCGAGTAGCGTCGGGAGTGCCTTTTCGCCTGCCGCCTCTGCCTTGGCGATCTCGCGGGCGAGCATTTCAAACTCGCCATTGCGTTGCGCCCGGTCACGTTCCGGCTTCAAGAGACGATCGAGAAGGTTGTCGAGCGCCTTGGCTTGCTCATTCACCGCTATGGTCTTTGCCTTGGTCGCAGCGGTTGAGCTTTTCGTTGCCTTCTCGCTGTCTTTGTCGGCATTCGCCTTTTTGTAAGCGGCGGCGGCAAGCTCTCCATCCACCACAAGAAGCCTTTGCCGTATTCCGAGCGCCTCTTGCTCGAGCCTATTGCGCCGCCTCTGATCCGCCAGTTCCCCTGCGATATCCGTGGCGAACCTTCGTTTGTATGGCGTTGCAAGCTCTAACTCGATTTGAGATAGTCGATCGCGTGATCGGTTGGCACCTTGATCCGCCAATGCACCCTCAATTCGAGATGCGCGTTCTTCGGCCGCTTTATCGATCAGCCTTTGCAATGCATCGGTTGCCTTATCCGCAGCGCTTTCGGTGTCGAATAGCCGCGCGATGAATGGCGATAGCGCCGTAACCGCCGCCGCGATGCCGATCCCCCACGGCCCCGCCAGGAAGCCAATCAGCCCGCCGGCACTGCCACGCATAAGTGATAGCGCGCCGACGACTTGCGTGCCTTGTGCAGCGAATATCTGCATCGGCCTTGCGCCGAGCGCAAACTGCGTCGCAACGTCGCTCAATTGATATGAGAGCTGAGTCGCGCCCGCCCGCATTGCGCCTGCGCTTGCGGTCGCCTTGCCAAGCCCTGCCGCCGACCGTTGCGCCTCGCGCGCCATTTCGGTCGCGGATTGCCCCACCTTGCGCTGCGCCTTTTCGAGCCGCTCGCTTTCCATGCGGAGCGCGATTTCCTCAAGCCGCAACCGCCCCGCTTCGCTTGAAGCCTTAACCCAAGTCTTGCCCTGCGCGTCGGTCGCCGCCTGCGTCCGCTTGCCTGCGGCCGTCAGCTTGTCGAGGTCGGCGGTGCCTTGCTTGACCTCGCTACTGTCAATCTTGACGACAAGGTTTGCGAAGTCAGTCATTTGCGCTCACTCCGTTTCTTGTCGGCAACTTCAAGGTAAGCGCGGTCGGCCGCTTCGATCGCCTGGATTTCCCACGATGCGAATTTCCAACCGCGATTGCGCTGGCGATAGAAAATATCGCTTTCGCTGATCGGCGAAGGGCCGAAGCCGTTGCTGCCGCGCTTACGGTGCAACGCGATGAACTCGGCCCAAAGCAAGGCTGTGCCTGGCGGCTTTTGCGGGGCATCGGCAAGCATGGGATGGCGCTTGCCTGTTTGGCGCTCCCAACTTGCCAAATGTTCCCGCAATGGCTGTCCATCTACACTATCCCCTAATTCGAACTCCGACCGAGCGAAGGCGGCAAAGCCCTCGATCAGCCCTTGATAAAATTTCCCAATTCGCCCGTTTGTTCATTCACTTGCGGGCGGACCCAACGAAAACGCTTCATCCACTTGACTGCGTTCTCGGTCGTGAACTCGTATTCTTCGCCGCCCCAAAGAATGACCGGCTTGCTTTCGCCATCGACGACCGTGCGCCAACCTTTGACGCAGGAAACAACCGCGCGGATCAGCCGGTCCTCGTCGTCCTCGATCGGCGTCGGTGCGTCGGCCTTGCCCTTGCGCTCGGCTTCGAATGCCTTGCGCCGCTCCCTGTTTTGCTCGGCGCGTAGATAGGTTTGGAACGTCGCGCTTTCGGAGCCGACGACGCTAAGGAATACGCCAAGCCCGACCTTTGTTTCGGGGTGGACAAGTTCGAACTCAACCGGCTCGTCGCAAATGCGGTCGAGATCGAGCGCATCGAAATCGAAGGCCGCTGGCTTGGTTTTTGCGTTACTCATTTCAATTCTCCGTCAGGGTGCCACCGGGGACTGACGGGCTCCCCGGTGACAAGGTTGTTCAAGCCGCTAGTTTCCATTTGAAACCATAGGCTTGGCTGTAACGACCGCTCAACGCGCGCTGGATTGACGCATGTGTCTTTCCAAGCGCGCGTGCAGCGGAATTGATTGATTTGAATTTTCTCGTGGTGCCGTCAGGCGCTATTCGGATGACTGGCTTCAATCCGCCGATGAGGCCGATTTCACTTGCATGAACCATGTTCTCTGAATGGGTGCACCATTCGAGATTTGTCGGCTTATTGTTCGATTTGACGCCATCAATATGGTTCACGTGGAGTGAAACTCCGTCTCCATGAAATGCCAAGGCGATCAAGCGGTGGACATTCACGGCCCTGCGGTTTGAGAGGTAAACAGTCGAGTATCCGCCTGCGTCCGTCCAAGGTTTTAGAACGCGCCCTTTGCAAGGCATTGGGCGCGTTCCACCCCATCGTGAGGGAACCTCAAGCACGCGATCTAGAGAGCGAACTCGCCCAAGCGAACTCGCCTCATAGAACCCGTCAGTGCCGGGAATGGGTTTCCATTCTTCCGACATCATACCGCCAGCGAGTCTTGCAGTGTGATGATGGTTTGATCGTTTGCGAGAGCGGTGCCGCCAGCCCCGTTGATCTCGGCGACGAAGTTCATCGTTTGGACGATTTGCTTTTCGCCATCGTCGCGGTCGTCGCTGAACAGCTTGACCTTCGACATCGAGAGCGTGACAAAATCCGCGCCGCCCGTTGCGTCGTCGGCAAGCATGAGCACGATCGAAGTCGTCGTTTCGTCGTCGAAGATCGCGCCGAGCGTGTCGCTTTCGTAAAGGACGGTAATCGTGCCGGAAACACGGATGCGGCCCTTTTGCGTGTCGGGGCGATAGTTCGAACCGACAACGCCTTCGCCTGCAGTGATCTGGCCGTCGATCGTGACGCGCGCCGAAGTGATCGTGGCATAAACGGTGCCGCCGACAAGGACCGCGCCGTTTACGCTCGAAACAACCGAAGATGTCGTTTCTGCGGTTGGCGTGGTGAGCACTTGCGTGCCGGACTTGGTGCGAATGCCAAGGCCGACCAGGTTGAAGGTAACGCCGACATTGCCGGTCGATGGCACGTTGATTTCGGCACTTGCGACCTGGATATCCTGGTGCAGGTGATAGCGCGTTACATCGGTCCAGTTTTCCTCGATCGTGTAATAATCGTTGGTGTGCGAGGAAGTCGGCGCATAAACCTTCTTGCCGGGGACCGAAACCGTGCAAGACGCGATCGGACCTTCCGCGACAAGTGCGTCGCCGCTCGGAACGATCACAGTCAAGACGGTCGCCGTGACGCCCGTAACGAGCAGGTTGACGCCCACGTTTGCCGCATTGAGCGAACCGCCCGAAAGCCGCACAACGTCGCCGATCTTGATGCCGCCAGTCAGGAAGTCGCCCGACGCGCGCGTTACGGTATAGGGACCGCTGCCCGCGATGGTGAGCGACAGGCCGGTGATGTTCGAAGTCGCTGCCCATGCCTTGCGCAGGAGCGAACCGAACCAGTCCTGATAGGATAGCGGAGAAACCAGCCCGTTGACTGTGCCGGCAGACGAGCGGACGCCATGCGTGTCGCCCGTGTGCTGTTGGTGCGAAACGATCTCGTTATTCGCATACGAGTCCTTCGTTACCGGGAACGTAGCCGTCTCGCGGCGGATCAATTGACCGCCCGAGCCCGAAGCAGGCGTGCCAAGGCCAGCCTGCTTCTTGTAAGCGATAGTCTTGTTAATACCTTGGGCGACGCTCATTTTTACCTCCTATAACGCGACGTGGGCGAAGAAACGGATGCGGACGGGAACCATCCAACGGTCCTCCTCGGCGCGTCCTGGCGATATTTCCGGCGTGCGGTTGATCGTCGTGGTGACGCCTGACGCCGTGAAAGACGCGCCACGATTAAAGGTTGTGCGGATAAGTTCGGCACGCGCCTCGGCAGGGTCAGCCCCCGCGCCAAGCGCGTAGTAAAGCCGGATCTGGAAAATCCCCTGCTCGGTATGCCCCGCGCCAAATTCGGGATTGTCGGGCGATGCGAACAGGATATCGGCGCGCTGGTAAGGCGTGCCGTCAACCGGCGTGAAATCGAGGTTAGGCCATGCGGTATCGAGCGCGGGCGACATACCTGCGAGCGCGGTTTCCAATGCGGTGCGGACGGCGAGGACGGTCATTGCACCGCCTCCACCGCTTCGCGCACAATCTGCTCGAACTCGACAACCGTTAGGCCGACCATCCCTTGCGGTGCCTGGTGCGACCAGCCTTCTTCGAGGCGGCGCGCATAGGGCGCGTTATTGGCGAGGAAATAGACGTGGCCTGCGGGCTGCGCGGGGATCTCGGCGATGATCTTGCCTTGCGTTGCCTCGCCCGTTGGATCGACGCCAACAATCTCGCCAGCGGGGATTGTTCCGACGCCTAGCTGCCAGTTTGCGCGGAAATGCCCGCCAACATAGCCTTTCGGCGGCGGGTTCTTCCAATAGCGCGCATCGCCGACCGGGCTGCGATCATCGAGCCGCGAGGCAATGCCGACGACGATGGCGCGGACCGCATCGTCGGCTTTGTCCTTGGTCTTTTCTACGAAGCGTTGAAGGTCAAGCGCGAAGGTCATTGCACCCTCCGCACGACTGCATCGAACATGATAACGAGGCCAGCGGGCGAAAGCTGGTCGATCGCAATAATCGTCCGCTTGCTGCCATCGGCCAGCGTTACGGTCGAATTGACGGGAGGCTCGGCCAATGCCGCGCCCGCGCTATCGAGCGCCGAGATAAGCAGCGTCTCGTCACTCTGCTTGATAAGGTCGCCATCGACCTTGCGCGCCTTTGTAAGTGGCAAAAGGACCGCCGTTGTCGTCGCGCTATAGGCGGTCGAAGTGACCGCGCGCGTAGAGGTATTGAGCGTTGAAGTCCCGCTCTTGCCCGCAATCGTGATTGTCTGCCCCTTGGCGGCGATCATCGTCTTGGCTGAAAGGCGTTGAGCGACCGTCATGCGCGCACCAGGAAGGCGTTTGCCGCGCCCCCTTTGAGATACGGGCCGAGCGCCATGTCGATCGACGGATAACGCTTCGCTTGCGGCGAAAACGTGTCATATTCGGTTTCAAGCGGGCCGACTTTCTCGCGCTTTATGCCGCGTTCGAGATCTGGCGCGAGATCGCCCGCCGCAGCCTTTAGCGCGAGATCGGCGCAGACGTTCGCAACGTCGCTCGGCACGACATTGCTGTCGATATCCCAACCATCGACGATCGCGCCATAACGCGGCCAGGAAAGCGCCTGCGCGCGCAAGAGGCGCGTGCCTTTCCAGCGCAAGCGGTAAGCCTGCTCCATGTAGATCGTCGCGCGGCGCAGGGCTTGTTCCTTTTCCGCCGTGGTGAGCGAACCAGGCCAAAGCGTGCTGCCGTTGTTTGTGTGGCGCGTATCAGCATCCGCAACGCTGATATAGCTTTCGGCGGCGCTCAAGCCTGTGCCATCTTCGACGGTCAAAGCCATTATGCGGCCTCCTGCAGCGGGTAAGTCTCAGACAAGCCCGCGAGCGGATAGGTCTCGGAGCCGGTCAGCGGATAGGTCTCGGAAAGGCCCGCAAGCGGGTATTGAACTAGCGGAATGGCCGCATCGCTACCTACGGCACTTGCCGCAGCGACCGCCGCGACAAGGCCGTCTGCACTGGCGATTGATTGGCCGACGCCGACCGCAACACCGAAGCCCGATGAAATGGCAACGCCGGCTGCATATGCGCTGCCCGTTGCCGCTGCGCTCGCCATAGATGCCGCTGCCCCGTCAGCCGAACTAATCCCGGTGCCTGTCGCAGTGGCGCTCGACGTAGCGCTCGCGCTGCCGATTGAAGCCCCGGCATCTGCAATGCCCGTTGCTGTTGCCGTTGCTGTTGCAGAACCATCAGCAGAGGCGGTTGATTGCCCGATTGCGGTTGCTGTCGAAACTGCGCTAGAAACGCCGTCAGAAGCGCCCGAAAGCGCAACCCCCGTTGCGGTTGCTGCGGCGTTAGAAGCACCATCAGCGGCGCTTGTGGCAACACCTACGCCCGAAACAGAGGCGGTTGCCGCCGCCGAACCATCGCCAGCGTTGACCGAGCCGCCCGATGCGCTTGCAGAAGCGGTTGCAGCGCTTGCACCATCGCCAACCGTAACGCCCGCGCCTTCACCTGTTGCAGAAGCGCTTGCTGTTGCAGAACCGTCGCCAATGAATAGCGATCCGCCAACTGCGCTTGCCGCTGCGCCTGCCGTGCTCGCGCCATCGGCGATTGCATCGGATTGCCCAACGCCCGCGCCCGAAACTGTTACACTAGACGCGCCATCGCTTTGAGCGGTTGAGAGTCCGATTGCAGTTGCGCTCGCACTTGCCGCCGCCGAACCATCGGCGGAATAAACCGCAACACCTGTGGCGGTCGCACTTGTGGCCGCTGCCGATGCACCATCGGCGCTTTGCAATTGCGTTCCTGTGGCGCTCGCGCTTGACGTTGCACTTGCAGCACCACCAGCCACCGCCGTTGAAGCGCCCCCTGCCGTTGCCGAGACTGAAGCGGACGAAGAACCTGGCGATGATGCAGTCGATGCGCCAACCGCTGTTGCGGTTGCCGAAGCCGAAGACGAGCCGACATTTTCCGCAACCGTATAAGTGTAACGGATTTGGCCGCGAGCGCCGTTGCCGCCAGAAGTCCCACCGTTACCT